TGCAGGTAAGTTTGATGAAATTTTAGCTGTAAATGGAGTAACTGCCTCTTCTATTCCCACAGTTAGTGGTGATTGCGGTGCTCCAACTATTTTATGTTCCCCGACTTTGAAACACAAATGGATCGGTATCCATATTCTAGGCTCTAAATGGAATGCATATTCCACTCTAGTGACCACAGAACGTTTGCTTGCTCTTGGATATGTTCCAGAAAAGACTGTGTACGAAGACGCAGTAGAAGAATTAAGTTCTGACGAAGAAGAAATGAATATCGACTTTGACGGAGATGCAGAGCTTCAAATCGATACGACTTTTCCTGTTATCGATGACATGAACTTGTGTCCTGTAAAATTGGATAGACCTAGACTTCCATCTGTTAAAGAGATTGAGTATGTAGGACAGACTTCCTATAATGCTTATCCAGCTAAGAGTACTAATTTGATAAAACATCCTTTTTATGGAACGTTTCCAGTAACCAAAGTTCCAGCAGCTTTAACTATTGATCAGGTCATTGACCCTTCAAAATTGGCAAAAGATGCTAACGGTAATCCTGATATGATTCTTACCCAGCTAAAGAAGTACGAAGACTTCCCGACAGCTGTGGATGATGTAAAAGAAAAATTAGACATAATGGTTCCTCAAATGATTGATCAAATGAAGCATGTTATGGGTAATTGTGATTACACTCCTCTTTCCGAAGAAGATGCTCTTTCCGGTTTAATGTTGGACCCTCAATCTAAATCCTTAGATATGAGAACTTCCTCCGGAGAACCTTGGACTAGAGTCGGTAAAACTGATGGAAAGAAGAAAGGAGCTTTTCTCACCATAACTCGTGGAGAGTGTGATCAAAAGAGGTATAATTTCAATCTCAATACAGAACACGGACGTGTTCTAGTGGAAGCAATCAACCGAAAAGAGAAACTTGCAAAACAAAGAGTACGAACACTCTCGCTATGGAAAAACTGTCTCAAAGACGAAACTAGAGATAAAGATAAAGTAGCAATAGGCAAGACTAGACTATTTGTAACAGCTCCTTTTGAGTCTGTTTTTCTGATGAGAAAATATCTAGAACCTTTCAAAAATCAGTGGCAAAAATGCAGGATTAAATTACCTCACGCAGTAGGTATTGATCCTTGCTCAGCTGAATGGTCTCAGCTAGTCTATGCTTTACAAGCTAGTGGACTAGAAATGAATGATGCTGACTTCGGTCAGTTTGACGGCAGATTACGCGCCGATTTCAAGAGAGCCGCTGGAAAGGTTTGTTCTAGGAGTGATCGATCCTGAAGATGACGAAGTAAGAGCAGTTATTGAAACTCTCTGGGAAGAAATGGTGGAAACATTCCATCTAACGTACAATATGGTTCATTTGACTAGACATGGAAATCCTTCTGGAAATCCTTACACAACTGTGATTAACTGTCTCGTGAACTTCATGTATCATTGGTTCTGTTTTATGCGTATTACAGAAACATCTTCCTTAAGAATTTTTCAGAATGAAGTTTCCATATTTGTGTTTGGAGATGATGTGATCTTTTCAAAATCCCCTCTTTCGAAATTTACTTTCAATGCAGTGGCTCCCATCATGTATGAATTAGGTCAAGAATATACCAATATTGAAAAAGATGGTACTACTAGCGACATGAAACCACTAGATCAAATAAAATTTCTACAGCGTTCGTTTGTAAAACTAACCGGAGGCGTGTATCTTGCTCCCCTGAAGACTGAATCTATTGAACAACAGTTTAACTATACCAACATTCAGTCTGATGATAAGCTTACTATTATGGTCCAATTAGACGAAGCTCTTTTAGAAGCAGCTACTCACAATCGTGAATACTATACAACTTTCACCTCGGCCATAAAACAGGCAGTAAAACGCTCACCATACCTTCGTAATTATGTGGAGAATCCTTTCTTCTTTTACCACGAAGATCGAGCACGCCTTTTTAAGCGACTCGGACTGGTATCACAGCCTGTTTTGACTAGTGATTAAATAAAATATGTCTCGTACTTACGT